TTCTAGTACGCAAATTAAAAACAAAATAGGTATACGCAATCCAGACAACCTTTCTAAATATGCTTCACTCGGAGGAAAGGCTGGGACTAAATCACAAATTGAAAATAGAGTTGGCATACATACATTAAATAAAGAAAAGAGATCAGAGTGGGCATCACTTGGTGGAAAAATTCATAAAGGAAAAAAATGTATGTACAAACCTGGAGATTCTACCTTTAAAAGAGTTCAACCAAAAGACATAAACAATTATTTAAGTAACGGATATATCTTTGGATCACCTTTAAAAGGTAAGAATCAATATACTAAGTAACATATTTTCTAAATCTTACTTTAACTTTAGTACTTGGGTGAACACATCCTGCTAATACAATATTCAATGTCTTTGGAGGGAGACCACCCTTGGTAATCTTATTCAGATAATCAAGATCGAATGGTAAGCGATTCTCAACTCGATGGTAGAACTCATAACGAGACTCTGCATCGTTAATGTAATCATGCCCTACGTTTGCATCAAAGGTAACTGATAATGCTTGAGTTAAGAGATCGGGTAGCGAGTTCTTTGTAAGAGTTGCATGCTTACCATCAATGATATTGATAGATTCCATAACCGCAAGAAAGATAGCACGATCTTGGCACCACTTCTCGGTGTGCTCAGTTAACCATGTTTCATTCGTATCAACTTTTCTAGCAATCTCAAGAATGATATTGTTTGCATCGGTAAGCACTTCATTACGAATGCTTGAGTCAGAAGATACTTCAATTGCTAATGCTTCAGCACTAGGTAACTTATTATATTTTGTTACAAATTTAATGATTTCATCAAAGACGTCACGATGAGCGCCTTCAAAATATTCCTTCTTAAGAAACGGAATCACCTTCCGAGTGTAGTTCTCGTTGTGTAATAGGTTCCGAAGAATCGTTGTCTGTATCGTTGCTTCCAATTTTGTATTCTCCACTTTCAAGTGCATCGGTAATGATGTGTTGTAGTACTGCGCCAAGATAATTCTTAAAATGAGTATCTGCTTCTAGATAGTCATTTTGCATTGGAGATTCAATGATCTTATATGAGAAATTAAGTTCAGCAAACTCTGGTTCACCTTCACTATCATCGATTCCAACTTTAAGATTACCATATTGAAATACTGTTCCATTCCAAGGTGTTTCGCCTACAAGTTGAACATATGAAGTTTCAGTTAAACCCTTTTCAACAAAACGATAATCCGATGATTTAATATCGTCAATTGTCGGTGTTTTATTCATGTCATACATATATTATACCCTATTTTCTTCAGTTTGTACATATTTATTTTTATCCCATTTACCTTGAGGTACATCAAAGACAAACGTTATTCTTACGTCATTACCCATGTTTGTAGAACTATGAGGCAACTTATTATTGAATACAAAGAGAGTTCCAGGATCTACCCAAATCTCTTCATCTCCAACGCAATATATGTATTGACCTTGTATCGATAAGTGAAACCTATCTCGTGTTGTATAATAAGCACCTACGTCAATGTGGCTACCAACGGATCCGCCAACTGGCAATGATAAGAAACCACAACGAGAATAATCTTCAAACCCGTTTGTTTCTAGAAACTTGATAACTTCAGTGTGGTTATACCAAGCAGGAGTAGGATAACATAACTCAGTGTCGCCTACGTATTCGCCATCAGCGCAAGCACCGATAACTAATTGCAATACTCCAGCACCAACATCAGGCACACCATGATTGAGAAGAGAATCACTATGATCCATCTTCTTTTGCCCTTCCCAATCATCAGCGTATTCATTTAATTGAGCAAGGATCTGAGAAACATCGATCCCTGTCTCAAGTATTTGAATAGAATACTCTTCAGAGTTATTCTTCAACTGCTGCATCTTCTTCGCTATCATTAAGAGCATTAATGATATCGTCGTCGGATAACATTGCTTTATGACCAATAGAGTATTGCTTCTGTACAAACTCTTTAAAGTCTGTGCCGTTTAAGATAGGATCCCAGAACTCTGCAGTGTAAGTATTCTTCTCACGGCAGTTGGGTTGAACTAACTCGCCCGTAGTACGATCAACTCGTGCATACCAACCTACTTTAGGTTTAGCTACATAACCGCCGGCAACAGCAATATCAAGAAGACCACTATAGCGCTCAACGCCACCATCCCAAGATACAGAAACAGGTATTTTAGATTTTTCTTTGACAAAGCGACTCTTTTCTACGTTAATAATAAAATTGTAACCTGTTACTTCAGTACCAGTCTTCTCTTGTTGACGACCTAGAATCCAAATGTTATCGGCTGAGTAATAGATTCCTGTATTATGAGACACAACACCATTTGCTAAAGTGTATTGTTGTTTGTCATATTCATCAGTATCAATGGTTAAGTCAAATACTTCTTTTTTTCCAACACTTTTTACACTTTTGATTTTCAATGTATTTCTCCTTTGATAAATTCTATTAGACAATTATAACACATTTTTGTCTAAATGTAAACTAATTTTATGCATATATTTAAATTGCTTTGTGTTTGCAATTTTCATTATGCCATCTTTTTATATTTCCTGAAACTGATTCAATATTACAGTATTTACAAGTTTCTCTCTTTTGACTAATTTTAGCAGGGTTAAGCCAAATGTTCAAATCATAATTAATAAGCATTTCTTTAGGAATTCTAATAGACTCATTTGTTAATTTATTTTTTAACAAAACCAAGCCGGGTCTTCCAATTTTTTCTCTATGTTCTTTTGACTTAGGTTGCTTTGCTACTTTTTCAACCCAATTTTCAATTTCTTCCTTTGTTTTTTTGCGTCCCTTATTTGCTAAACTAACTTTTAGTTTACTTTCTTCTGTATGAGACTTTCCATAAAAATGATTGCCAGATCCTTTCATAGTTTCTTTTAATGCACCAGAATGAGCATTAGCAGCCGCTTCTTTTTGTCTAGACGTAAAATACCGTTTTTGATTTGGATCAAACCTTAACATCATAAACCATGCATGAGCTAACTTTGCAGTCCTATGCGCTTTGAACAAAAGATGATGCGCAATAAAGTGTTCTCTTGCAGTTAACTTTACGATATTACTTTTGTCATCACTGCCACCCATACATCTTGGTATAATATGATGATGTTCTCCGTATTCTATATTGCTTAATGGATTTTCTTTACGGTTTTTGATAAGATTATTATAATGAAATAAATAGTTCATAATAGAAACTCCTGTATATTTTATCTGCACAATAGTATATACATTTAGGAGTTTCTATTATTCAGCTGACTAAGCTGTTTCGCAATTCAAACCAACTGTTAGATTTTTTGCAGCAACCCATTTTCCATCAATAATAAATTTATGATTAGCGCTACAGGTTACTGTATAGCCATCTTCAAACTCAATCTCGTAGCATTCTGGAGTACCGTCCTCAAGAGTATTTGGATTCCAAGTTGCTTTAACTGTTTGTTCACCGTATTGTGTTATTACAACGTCACCTTCATTAAAGTCTTCAATTGCTTTGAGACCATTTGGAGTTTGAATCATTGTACCCTTAACAACACAACCGCCTGAAACGATTGCCTTTGGAAATAAACCCATCTCTTGGTATGTATGATTGATTGCTAACATTGGAATGTTTCGCATTGCAAGATAAGGTGTTACCATACGGAACAAACCTTTTAATGCTTTTGCTCGAGACATATCAGCAACAGACTTCTCATTCATTGCATCTTCAAGTTCTTTCTTTGATGCAAGGTTACCAATAGAGTCAATCACAATGATTACTTTATCATCACGAGTAATTGCTTCAAGTTGATTTACTACATCAAACTTTAGCTTTTCAACGTCAGTGATAGGCGTATGCAATACACGGCTTGTATCGATACCAAAAGATTCAAAATAAGACTGAGGTGAACCAAACTCTGAATCATAAAACAGCATTACTGCTTCAGGATACTTTTTAAGATATGATGATGCGATAAGCAATGCAAAGGATGTCTTAAAGTGCTTTGAAGGACCAGCCAAGACTGTAAGACCTGATGTTAGACCACCATCCATTGTACCTGATAATGCTACGTTAACCATTGGCACTTCAGTTGCAGTCATATCCTTTTCTGAAAAGAACTTTGAATCTGAAAGAACTTCTGTTTGTTCGATTCGGGAATTCTTCTTTAATTTGTCCATTATTGACGACATATACACTCCATTTCAATTGATACTACTATTATACCACACTATGTACTAAAAGTACACCATTATTAAAAGAATTCGTCTAGCGTTTGAACTTCAACCTCATCACGAATTTGATAAGATCTTGACGCATTATATTGATATACTAACTTAGCATTCACCCGATCGCGTTTACCTTCGAGTACTGCTTTAATCTCATTGGCCATATCTGTTGCAGTTGAGACGGGAACGTTCTGACAAATGTGATTAAGGAACTTATTTGGTTGCAATAACTCAAAGTCTTCAGGTAAACCCATAATAGACATTGCTTCACGATATGTAATGTAACGATCTTCAGTTGGATGCGTAAGTAACTTCGGATAGTGACCAACGAAAGCGCCAATGTGACCCTTTGGTATAGTACTCAGCCTACGCATAATGTTACCACCTTTGTTTAACTTCTATTAGCCGTCATAAATATTACACCTGAAAGTTTATAACATTATTAAAATTAATTTCTGGCTCTATCTCAAAAAATTCGATAACATTCTGAATGCTTTGTTTCATCCACATTATAGCTTTATCTAAAAGTGAAACAATAAATTGCTTTACTTTAGCAAATAAAGAACTAATTACGCCTTCTGTTAATATACCTTCATATTGATTAAACTCTTCATCTAACTTTTTAACCCCTAGAGATACTACAGACCAATAGCGATATTCACCTGTCTTAACACCTTTTGATTTTACAGACGTAGACTTAAAGCGAACAGTAACACTAGTTTTTGAAGCTACTTTATCAAGGAATGCTGCATCGTCTGTCTTATGCAATTGTGGTTTATCGCCCTTAGCGTCTGTCGATAGTACATATTCTGCAGTAGCTTCAGATGTATCTCCAAACTTTACATTACCAGTCATTGCTTCACGAACAAAAGCTCTACGAAATTCTTTATTATTTGTAAAAGCATCTCTCATTAATGCTTTAATATCATTGTTAATCTTATTAGCTTTTACTAAAAGATCATCTTGGCCTTTTTTAATTTGATCAGCAACTTCACCTGCGGCAACAGAAGATTGAGTGAGTTGATCTAACTTAGATTCTATATCTGAAAGTAGATCATCTTCAACTGCTTTTATACTTTGCACTGCTGCAAAGAAAGTAGCTTTAGATTCATTTTGGCCGCCAGACATTAATTGGGCTGGACCCTTCTTCACCGAAATGCGGGTTTTGCCAATAATAATGTCTGTCTTTGGAGTTTTAGTAGATCCAGGAACGCTATTAGGGAGCCAAAACTGTGACCATTCAGGCGTAACATTAGGGCCGTGTACTAACTTACTTGCGTGACCAGTTACACTTTGTTTTTTAAGATAGTCTACAATATTATGGCCTGCTGCTGAATCAACTGTATGAAGATTTGGCAAAGGAGTATCATTCCAAGCAGCAATTATGAATTCTTCAAAGGCAGCACCTTCTGTATTAGCTTCTTTTAAGTATTGTAAAAATGGTTTCATAACATTCTCCTATGTGTTTGATAGATATATTTATAAAACAAAAAGTCGCCCCGAAGGGCGACTGTTATAAGAAATCGATTAGACTAGAAGGCGGATGTGAATCCTCTAGTTTATACGTTTTCTGTCCATTGTACTGGTAGATCATATTGGCATTTAACATGTCTCGTTCACCATTTAACACTGCTTTAATCTCATTGGCCATGTCAGTTGCTGTGCCTACAGGAACGTTCTGACACATATGATTCAAGAACTTAGATGGTTGTAATAATGTGAAGTCTTCAGGTAAACCCATAATAGACATACCTTCACGATACGTTAAGTAACGATCTTCTGTTGGATGTGTTAATAGGTTTGGATAGTGACCAACGAATGCACCAATGTGACCTTTTGGAACTGTAGTCAATCTACGCATGATGTTTCCACCAGCGTTTAACTTATTAAAGATACGTTCACAGCGATCAGCAGCACGATCAAGTCCTTGCTTCTTCATCCATTTACCTACCTCATCGTACTTCTTACCTTTACGCTCTAACCAATCCATAGCGTTATCAGTCTTCTCGATACGCTCATAGAATTGTTTATGCGTAATTCCACCCTCAAGTTCTTCAAGAACATACCGATACATCGCATCCCACTTACTTGGAATTTTATCATTAGTTACTTCTTGTTGAGATGCATTCTTACCTACGTTTGCAAACACCGACTCAATAGTATTAAGTGGCTTATCAAAGTAGTTGAATAGTGGAACTTGATCGCCCTTCCAAAAGAAGTAGAAAGAACGCTCACGAATCTGAGGCACCCCGTGCAATAGTGATTTAGTCCTATAGATAGACATCGTATAACCATTCTCTTTTGCTATAGCGCGGAGTTTAGTTACGATTGGTGCACCTAACTTACCTGCTAGCGCAGGGGCATTTTCGCCAAACATTACTTTAGGTTTTACTTCAGACAACACATATTTAGTGCTTTCATACAACCAATTGTTTACTTCTGCATCTGAACTAGCATATCCAGATAACGAAGACAAACCAGCACATGGACATACTGCTCCAACTACGTCTACTGAATATGGCGCTTTACCACCTTGATCTAAAAGAATATATGGAACATCTTTAAGATGATTTACTATATGTGAATCATTATTAACAAATGGAGAATACGAAAGTAAGTAATCTGGCTTAGTGCCAAACGCTGCCATTTGACCTAATGTCATTCCACCAATGAGTGGTACGATTGATGCATGTTTCATATGGTTTCTTCTATATGTTTCATCATTTCTGCAAATGTATATTGAGAGTCTTGATGTAGTTTAAAAAATTCAAACGCCATTTCGCGATATTCGTTACGCATTACGGAGTCTTTAGATAATTTATACACCAAGTCAAAGGCTGGTTTCATGTCGTTATCATCTAACCAAATCGTACCAGTGTTATCACAATCAATAAGCTTTTTGTTATAGTGTCGATGAGTACAACGTTCACCATAAGATTTGCGGAAGACGGGTATAACTCCAGCGCAAGCCAACTCACAGTGAGTGTATTCAATCGAGCGTTCAATGAACCTTGGATCAAGTAGTGAGAGTTGATAACCAAAGCCAACCTTTGAAATACGCTGCATTAGATCATCGTTTATATAAGGTCCAAATACATATGCTGGTTGATCTTTTTGAAGTTGGATTGATTCTACTTGATCAGCAATATGACCATTGAACTCTGAGATCTCACGGAAAGCTAAGTATGCTGGAGACTTCTCAATACCTTCAAAGGTTGTGATTGCACCAAATGGACGAAGGTGCTCATTATGAAACTTGAACATCTGTTTATAGCCTTTCCACGAAGTAGTACGGCCAATCCACTTATGCATATCAACATTAGTCTCTTCAATAGGCTTCCAATACTTAGCACGTATCTCATCGAAGTCAATGCCAGGTTGAAATCCAACAATAGTTTTACCCTTTGTATCTTCATCAAAGAAACTCGCTAAGCCCGATGCACCAGTCATAGATTCAACGTAATTAGCAAAGTCGTTTGTCTTTGAATGCCCAAATAAAAGATTAGCACGATTTACTGATTCTTCAATTGCAGCATTACGCTTAATTGAGAGACTAGAATGATCGTGTTGAATGAGTACTACTGGTTTAGTGACTTCACTTAGGAATCGTTTAAACTGCTCAATGCATTCTTCGGAATGACCAATTGAAGGAAGTGAGTTAATGATAATGACGTCAGCCTGATTAGCGCCTTCAATCATTATATCAGTTTCTTGAGGTTTAGCAAGTTTAAGTTGTACAACGTTTGATACATCATGAGAGTTCTTACGAGTCCAGGACTTATCCTTTGACGCAAATACTGTGAATTGATGACCATTCTTTTGAAGCCACTTCGTCTGTTCAACTGTAAATTTAGTTACACCACAACCCTCAATGCCGCGTCCCATAATAATAGCAACGTTCATATTACTCCTTTGTTTCTAGATAGTTAAATTCTATTCCTGCTTCGTTAAACATTTGTTGTGTAAGATTTACTGACTCTTGCCACTGTGGAGGAATCTCTTCACTTGCAGACCAATATACCTTTCGTATTCCAACCTGTATAATACCCTTGGCGCACTCTGAGCACACTGGTAATCCCCAGACATAGAGTGAAGCACCATCAAGAGATACACCATTTAATGTTGCATTGTAGATTGCATTCATTTCAGCATGCACTACGTACTTATACTTAAGAGGACGATCATCATATCGTTCTTGAATATCGAGTATTCCACGAGGAAACCCATTATAACCACCACTCAATAGAATCTTTTTAATAGGATTAACTGCAACAGCGCCAATCTTACGCGATGAATCTTTGCTAAACGTAGAATATTGTTTAGCAAACTCCATGAATCGAAGATGCCATTTATCTATTGTCATAAAAACTTCTTTGGCCAGATGTCGTTAAGATTCTCTTTATCGTTTAGCATTGAGTTAATAGTTTCTCTCAAACCATTTTCAATAAAATCGTTGAACGTCACATCTTCTTCATGCGCCAACTTAAATAGTTGTAGAAGCTCTTCATCAGAAAAGTTTAATGGGATTTTAACACGAGTATCATACTCATAGTTATTCAAGATTGCATGGCACTTTTCTGCAAAGTCTTCCCACACTTCTAAATCAGTATACGTAATAAACTCTTCGTCATCAATATCTCGTTGAGTACACTCACTAAAGTATGCTTGTCTATAATTTTCATTAAACCAACGATAACCACTGCCTGAGTCATTACCACATTGTCCAGTAAAGACAATTGCTTCATATACTTCTTGTGTACGAAGATCATAAACGACAGTAGTAGCTCGTTCATCAACTCCATGAATTTGGTTCCAAAACGTAATACTGAACGCGTTATCACCATAACAGTTCCAATTGTATTGTTCTGCACATGTGATTCTACTTTCGGCAATTTCAAGCCAATCACTCAATAATACTGTATTCATATCATATCCAAAAAAAATTAAAAAGACTACTACTGCAAACTGCAATAGTA